CCAACACTATTATTAAATATTAAAGATCTCAAAAATGATGAATTTAAAAACGATGTTTTAAATATATTATTTTCATCAGTCTGTATTTATAGACACTTTAAAATTAAATCAATTCCTGACAATTGTACAATTATTGAAAAATATGCCGGTACGGAAATTGAAATTATTTTAAAAGAGATTTTTAATAATAATAATTTAACAAATTTCATTCAAAGTTTGGATATGGATAAAGAATCGCTTCTAAAAAAAACTGAATTATCAGTTTATTCTGGAAACGCATCATCACCTAATTCTGGATCTTCTGGATCTAAACTTTATACCGATGTAGCTGCTATTTGTAAAGATATTAATTTAAAAAACTCAATAATTAATATGATTTCAAATTTTAAAAACGGTAATGAATTTAAAAAATTATTAGATCTTCTAATACTGAACGTAGGATTAGATAGCGATTTGCAAAAAGATGCAACTCATTCCCGCTTATTTCACTTTACAGCGCCCGGAGGTAAGGCGAGAATTATTGCTAACGTAGATTGAGTTACGCAAACAGCGTTATCAGGTATCCATTTCTCTTTATTTGAATTATTAAAAACTATCAAAAATGACTATACATTTAATCATAAAGATGGTATTAATATTTTTTTTAAAAATACATTGCACCATAATAATATTAATAAACATTATTATTCTATCGATTTATCGGCAGCTACCGATAGAATGCCTCGAATTTTACAATCCGAGGTTCTAAAGGTATTGTTCTCAGAAATAGGGATCAACGGAGATAATATTGCGGCTAATTGACTTAATATAGTTGATAGAGAATACGAAACAACTAATTCTCCAATTAATAACAATTTACCTATTAAATACGCTGTTGGTCAAGGTATGGGATTATTTTCATCTTGACCAATAATGTCTCTTACTCATCATTTCATAGTCTATATGTCTGGAATTAATAATTACTCATTAGTAGGAGATGACTTATTAATATATTGCGAAAGAAATAAATTTGATAACTATTTAAATATTATGTCAAAAATAGGTATGAATGTAAATTTAAATAAAACAATTATATCTGAAAACATACATGATAGAAATTTAGAATTCGCAAGAAATTTTATTATTAGTAATCAATTAATAAAACCTTTGGAATGAGGTTCGTTTTTTGCATGAGTAGATGAAAAAGTTTCATTTGAAACTGCTATATCTCCTATTATTGATAAACAACTTAATGATAATCAATTATTTGATTTAATATGAGTAATAAATCCAAATGCTACTGCTATGGAATATCTTAATATCATATATTATGCTTGAAAAAAAGATAAATTATTCTTTTATAAGAATTTAGATTACATTGAATCTTATATATTTAAAAAAGGATCTAAAATCTTTAGAAAATTGCAGAATGATGCTAATTTTATTAAAATCAAAGAAATTAGTGAAAACCATACAATTCCAACGCCTAAAATTGATCATCATAAAAAATTTTATGATACTCTTAAAAGTAATTATATAGTACGTAATGAAAAAGATGTTCTAAGATCAATTAAAATTGCTGATACAATCAAATTACTACCATTTGTAGATCCTGAATTAGCCGATCCATGTTTTATCTTTTACGAAAGATTAATGAACGCTGAAATTATAACATATAAAAAAGATATAATAGGAGGCCCATTAACTTCCAAGAGAGAGAAAAATCTTATAAATTATGTATTTATAAGTAGCTAGCCTTTCTTACTTAACCTGAAGCTAAATAATCAAAGCTTAAAATTTAATATTTTTAAAAAAAATAAATGTAGTGACGTATTCCGTTTTTATTTAAGATACGATAATGTCTTACTTTAAGAATGGAGAAGCGTAATAACTAGGGGTGGGGCTTTCTCCAATTAATTTATGAATTAATTAACCTTTCCTTAAATCACTACACAATTTATATTTACACTCTGCGTTTATCCAGGCTTGTGACTGGCTTCTTTTAGAAGGCCGCATTATAATTATAAATTATCTTAATTAAAAAAATATTTAAAAAGCGACTATGTATCCATTAAATAATTGATATATAACAGTTACAAGTCTGTATAAACGCTGAGTATAAATATAAATTTTAAAATCTTCCTTTTTTATCTAACGTTGAAAGTAGATAATTAAGATCTGTGGAACACTATACTAACTATGCTAAAATGCATAAGATTTATTATATATAACTTTAAACATGAACAACAACAACCAAAAAT